TTGGGGCTGTACCGTTGGGCGGCCCCACTTCTCTTCGTATCCAGTCGATGACCAACACGCCTACCCCGGCTACACCCGCCCGCCGCGGCCCGGCCGGCGCTGGGGCGTGTGGCGGGGTGCCAGTCTGGGTGCTTGCTTGCGTCTGGTGTATTGGAGCGGAGCGGAAGGCATATAAGCCCGCCGTCTCCGGGGTTCCACGGTTTTATTGTTATGTTCATGTTATGCCTCCCAGTTCCAGAGCCCCTGCTGGCCTTTGGCTTTTATGGGCTCCGGCAGCTCTTTGATGTTTCTCAGCTCCCACGCGTAACGGCCGAGAGAATAATCTCCGAGAGCCTTTTCGGTGTCTGGTAGAGTAGAGAGGTATTCTTCTGTTATGAGGTGACACTCCACAAGCTCAGCCGTTGCAATTACTTCTCCGTAATTGAAATATGTCAGGAGCTCACCGTTTGCCATGCTTGCTTTTTCCAGCTTCTCAACCATGAGCCCGAAGGCTTTCTCTGACAGAAGCGGTACGACTTGGCGTATTGGTTTAACTGCTGCATGGATCGCAATCGGTCCTCTGTATTTCGTGGCCCAGCTTCTTGTCTCGTTGTGTTTTACGCCGGCGGCTACAAATTCGGCCCACGGCTGCCATATTGTTATTGCTTTCATTTAGGCTCCTTTCTGGATAGCTGAGGCGCTCCAGTTCTTCGTGAAAGCCTCCGTGCTCTGATAAGGGCAAAAGAGCTGGCCGTCTCTGGTTTTCACCTCGAAGCGTCCACGGCTGCGGATATATCTCACGATCAGTTCGTAACGCTGGCCGGTGATAAATCCCATTGATCCGGTTGTCCCGGTGAATGTCGCAATAACCTGGAGCGATCCGGTTTTACTCTTTGGGTTTTTCAAATCATTAAGCGCGCGTGTCAGCATTGTGCGTTCCTCCCTTTGTCTTTTTCAAAAATTCCAGCGTACCCAGATGATTGAGGCCGATCTCATAGTCTTGGATCTCGCTGCGTTTCAAGTGCTTGTGGCCGTATATGTCCTTCATGTCTCGCCAGACGCTCCACGGTATGCGGTAGAACTGCTCAAACTTGAAGCTCACGAGCACGAAGCAGCTCGCGCCCATTTTCTCGTAATTCTCCAGCAGCTCAGCCTGCCGATCGCTCACGGCAGAGGCTTCGATCTTGTCGGCGTCTGTATGTTTGGCCTCGAAGGCAATACATCGGCCGCCGTTGAGTATTCCCTTGTAGTCGTTCTGGGCTTTCTTGGTGAAAACCGCGACATATTGGCCGCGTCTGCGATCTCCGTACGGTTTCAGAGGTCGCATGGGCTCCGGCGTTTTCTCAATGTCCGCAATATTCTGGGACCGGTAGTAGTTGCACGCTGCGGAGATCATATTCTCGAAGCGTTCCCCGGCGTATTTAGCACGGCGGCCCTGCTGCCTGCGCTCATACTCGATATTTCTCTCAGCTTCGCACGGTGTAGGATCCGGGTAGCCCTCTGAATTTCGCCCGTTGCTCATATCACGCGCCCCCTCTCAACATTGAGCTGCCATTTTTCAGGCTGTTCGCAATCATTTCGCCGAGTTCTGAGGCCTCCGTCGGATCTATGTTGATATGAACCGCAGTAACCTCTCTGAGACTCTTGCCGGCCTCCGCAAGTAGCGGAGCGGCAGCAGGCTGATCGGCGTATGCAGCAGCGGCAGAGGCGGCGAGTTTTCTTAGAGGTCTGCGCTGTGTTACTGCTGCGTGATTGTAGATCTCCAGCACGTTCTCGATAAATTCCGGCGGGCCGAAAACTTGGATCTCAATGTCGAGCACTCCGGCGAGCTGGATCTCGTCATACATTCCAGCAGATACCTCGCAACCGTAAACTCTGATAAGCTGGCAATATCTGAGGAGTTGGAGCCCGCAACGCAGGCCGAGCTTTCTTTCCTCCGGGTTGGTGTCGTCCACAAACTGCGTAAAATACACATGAGGGGCGAGTGGCAGCAGGCCGTCATTCATTGCCTCGCGGCAGTATTCCTGCGCCTTGATGATGTTTTTCTCATAGTCACCGCGACACGGTGAGCAAATATAGGCTAATTTCATTCAGTGCCCTCCCTTAAATAATTTTTATTGTCTGGCGACTGCTGCCGGGCTGCCATACGAACCACGAGTAGCTCGTGGCGTCTGTTCCGTGTCCGGTAAAGCTCGGGCGCTTATGTAGGGTGTAGAGTCCGGCGAGCTGATGATCTTCCTGCTGCCAGAACTCAAAACGCTGGTCGCTTTCCATGAACGCGGTGCGGAGTAGGAAAATGAGCCTGCCGCCCGGTTTAAGTAGCCTGAGACTTTTCTCAACAAATTCGATCGCCTGATTAAATGGCGGGTTGCCGATGATAAGATCGTACTTTTTCCCGAGGTCCATGCTCAGGAAGTCGTCAATAATCACATTGACGCCGAGATCCTGCAGGTGTTGTGCCTCCTCCGGTCTGATCTCCACCGCGTCGATCGAAAAATCGCCGTATTTTTGTAGTGTCTTGATTATGTTGCCGCTACCTGCTCCCGGCTCCAGCACCTCGATCCCCCCCCCTCAGAGGGAAAACATCGAGAAATGTCTCGATCGTCGGGATCGGTGTAGGGTAGAAGTCGTGCGGCTTTCTGGTGCTTCCTCTGTTTGTTGCACTCATTGTCTGCCTCCTTTTATCGTTCCATTTTGTTGTCGAGCCCTAAAAGAAAATCAGTCGTACACCCGAGGGCTTTTGAAATTTTTGCGATCTCCGGCCCTTTTGGTGTTCTTTTGGACTGTGCATATCTTGAAATTGTCGCCTCGGTGATCCCTGTCCTATTGGCAAGCTCTCGTTGCGTCATTTTTCGGGTGTCGAGCGCGTCAAGTATTCTTTTTCCGATGATTTCATGTTCCTTTTCGACCGAGGTTCTCCACCGGTCAAGAAGGTGCTCTGGAGCTTTCACGAACTCAAACTCTCCGGGCTTTACTCCTAAAGTCTGCCCGTGCGGTAATTTTATAAATACCGCGCCGTTTTTGTTATACCCCGCCTCATATTCCCCGGGCGGCAGTGCTACCGAAAATAGCCCCTTGATTGTTTGAGTGGTTTTGATTATTACCTCGTCCAATCTTGCCTCCTATCTGCTGCGCCAGCTCTGGCCCTCCATGACGAGAGCCTCGCACATTTCTCGCAGCCGGTCCACAGTGGCCCTCGCTGTCATGTCGTCCCCATTCTGAGGAGTGAGGCGCTTCTCCAGCTCGGTGTCTGTGTAGTTGCTTGTTACAATCGTTGGCTTGTAGCCTTCGTATCGGGCGTTTATGATCGCGTAGATCTTCGAGACGCCCCAGTCTGTCGGCGGCTCTTTCCCCATATCGTCGATAATGAGGAGTGGGACCGTTTCGTAAACTCTCAGGATCTCACCCTCTGAGATTTCGCGCTTGTCGTATGTAGCCTTGATCCTTGCCAGCATGTCGATCATTGTCATACAAATAACCGGCCGGCCTCTCTGGATCAGGTCGTTGGCGATAGCAGCAGCGAGGTGAGTCTTTCCGACGCCTATGTCGCCCAGTATAAAAAGTCCGTTTTTCTTCTGGCCCATATTGTCAAAATTCTGGGCGTATCGCATGGCCGTTTCTTTCGCTTTGGCCGTTCTCTCGTCCGGGGTGAGGTAGTTGCTGAAGGTTCGCTCTAAAAAGCGGCCCCTCATACCTGAGTCACATCTGAGGCGTGACACCCGGCGTCTGATTTCGTCCTCAGCTTTCCACTTTTCCTCCTGCTCCCGTTCGAGTCGTTCCTTTTCTCTAGCCTCGACTGCTCCCGGGCAGTTGCAAGGAATGGCGGTGGGGATCCAGAAGATCCGGTCGCCCATGTTGCTGAGTTCTTTGCCTCTGTGATACCGGAGCTTTCCGCAATATTCACACAGCACCGGCTCCGGTGGTGGTTCCGGCCAGTCTCTTTCCTCGTTGCTGTAAAACCAGCCGTCACTCGGCTGCTGTGAAGCCGGTGAGCTTGTAGCGGGATCCGCTTGGTGGTTCATTGCCATTGTCCGGTCCTCCTTTGTCGTCATATTTGCCTTCCAGCACTTTGCACATGTTTGTCGGTTTCATTATCCAGTCGAAGTCAGCCCGCCAGTTGCGATCGTTTTCGCCTTTCATAAAGCTGCTTGCCTCGGTTTTTCTGAATAGTGTCTCGAATGTCTCAATATTCGGGTAGGTCTTAAATCTTGCGGCCACCGCCTTGCGTCTGGCTCCGTCAATCTTCTGGATCTTCGAGAAGCTGACGCAAATCTCGTTGTATAACTGCATGATTTTCACATACGGAGTCGGATCTGATTTAGCAGGTGCCGCTGCTTCGTGCTCTGGAGGAGCACTTAAAGGATCCTTTATATCTCTAGTCTTATCTACTCTAGTCTTGTCTACTCTGCCAGCGGTTGTTTGTTGGTCGTCCGGCGGTCGTCCTTCGGTCTTTTTAGCAGCCGCTCGGCGGCGTCTGGAGCGTTCCTTTTCGGCTTCACGCTGCTGGATCAGAGTGCCTGCATATTCCTCCCAGTCGTGGATCATGAGAGTAGCAGGATCCTCGTCGCCCTGATCCAGCAAACCCGCAGAAATAAAGGCTTGCAGCAGTTCGTCGGCGTCTCCGTCCCACTGTGCTGCGCGGGCTATATTTCGCGCGCTTATCTCCGAGATATTGCCGTCCGGGGCATTATCGAGAGCCCAGAGCCAGAACGAAGTCAGGAGTCCGATCATGTAGGGTGGAGCTATTTCGAGAGCGTCGGCTGCGTCTAAAATTTTTCTATGCTGTCTAATTGATTGATAAATTTTCAACCATGCCACGGCGTTTCCTCCTTCCTTTTTTGGTCGTCCTTTTTCTTGGCGTGTCTTTCTGTTTTGGTCGTTTGTCGGTCGTCCGGTGGTCGTCCACCAGTTGACCGGTAGGACAAAAATCAATTAAAAGGGAGTTGATCGTCTGCGCCCTCCGGTATATTCATAAAACCGTCACCGCTTGCAGGACCGGTTGGAGGTTCCTGCTGGTTGCTGTTTTTGTTCTTACTTTCTGCAAACTCGGCTTCCTCAACAACAACCTCGGTAGTGTATACCTTGCGGCCCTCGCGGTCGTTGTAGCTTCCCGTCTGGATCCGGCCAGTTATTGCGATCTTTGTGCCTTGTCTCAGGTACTTCTCAGCAAATTCGGCGTTGTTCCTGAAGGCAACGCACTGGATAAAGTCGGCAGTTGCTTCGCCTCCGTCTTTTCTGCCTCTGCGGTCTACGGCGAGAGTGTAGCGGGCTATCGCCATAGGCTCATTGCCTTGCGTGTATCGTACTTCGGGATCTCTGGTGAGCCTCCCCATTAAAATGACTTTGTTCACTGTCTGTTTCCTCCATTCCTCAGCTCTTTGGCCGTGTCGTCCATGCGCTTGCAAATGTCGTCATACTCTGCCCGAGTCATGTCGGCCGGTTTCTTGCTGTATAAATAATTGATCCTGCCGTCTGTCTGCTCTTTGGAGAGTCCGGCGTCCTGAGCTTTCCGGTACATTCTGTCGAGCTGGGCCGCTGTGAGCTTCTTCTCGGCTCCGTTCTGGCCGCTCTGAGCGGTTTTATTGTTCGGTTGGCTCTGTTGGTTGCCTGCGGCATTTCTGACCGGCTGTGAGGCCGTTTGAACGCTTGGCTTGCCTTTCATGTCTGGATCGGTCTCGCCCATGTCAATGCTGAATTTTTCAAAAAGATAATATTTTATTGCATAGGTCCACGCGCTGCCTTTAGCTTTGGCCGGATCGTCGTTCCATGCGATTGCATGAGTCTGGGCCTCGTCGGTGTCGTCCTCGTTGTCTGCATTGGTCCAGCGCATTGTCAGATCGGACTCATAAAGGAACATGAGGCCGCCGTGCTGCGTGTTCATGGTCTTAATCTGGGCGTTTTCCTCCTGAATAATGTCGAAGTTGACGCCGAGCTCATTCATCGTGGGAGTGATAGCTCTCCAGACGTCGTCAATCTTTGCGAACTTATAGGGAACCTCCTCGCTGTGCTGGCCCTTTTCAATTCTCGGGATCTGGCGCCGCAGTTCGATGAATTTCTCCTGCAGGCTCATTACCTCGATCGGTTTGTCCCGCCGCGTCTGGAATGAGGCAACTGGGGAGCCCGCTGCGGTTTCTTTCTGTTCTCCTTGCATGTGGTTTCTCCTCCTTATGCCGCCGCACAAAGGCGGCGGGATTTATGATTTACTGAATTACGAAGCAGACCGGGACGTAAAGCTCGTTGCTGGCCGTCCCAGACGCTGGAGTACCCGTTGCTGTCGACGTCCACGCAATTAGTCGAGTTGCCACTCCTGACAGAAGCGGTCCAGTACCAATCAGGTGATCCACCTTTTCTGTTGCATTTGATACGGTTGCGGCGGTCTTTGTAGTATTCGATCTGGTTGTATGTGTCGTCCTCTGAATAGCAGCAGTCCCCGAACAGCTCCGACTCGGTAGGTAAAAAGAGGCGGCAGAGTGAGCTCTCGCCGTTTTCCTGCTTACGCTCAACCTCGGCGATCACATTGCGAAGCTCCTCCGGCAGACTGTTGAAAACTTCCTCGTTTAAGTAGCGCTTGACGTCTGAGTCTGCGAAGCCTCCGGCGTTTCTGTTGTTCTGGTTGTAGGCAACCTCTACCGGCAGGCAATCCTTACTCTCGAAGCGAGCCCAGCCCGGGCCCATGTCAACGACTACGAGATCCATTTCCTCGCCGTCGAGGGTTTTCTCTGTGATAATGTCGCCCACCTTCAGGGCACTGGTGTTGTCCTTGATTTTCTGGGCCAGTTCCTCCCAGTTGATTGCTGTCTCCGTGGTTATTGTCTGTGTCAATACTGCCATGATAAGATCCTCCTTATTTTTTCTCCGCATAGAAGCGGTGGTTGTTAATTGTCATTATGTAGCGCTGCGACTCGTGGAACTTACTCGCCACAAGATCGGGATTGTAAAAGTATTTGATCGGCTCGGTGCTTGCTATCATTCCGAAGTCAAACACATACCGAACGGCCTGCATTGCCTCCGCTGACGGCTCCGGTCTTTTCTCGGAATAGGAGTAGCGGGCTGCTGCCTCTGCTGGCCGGATCCCGTCGTCCTCACATGCCTGCAGGATACACTGGCAAATTGCAATTTTACCCGCCAGCGGTTCTCCCTCGGCCTCTGCTGTGACGATCTGGGCCACCTCGTAGCGCTCGGCGTCTGTCAGCTCGTACCGGAGTTCAAAACCGGCCTCAGAGGCCCACGATCTTGCGAGCTCCTCCATATCTACCGCGTGAGGTTCTCCGTTCTCTGTCAGATATGCGAAGTAGTAGCCGTCCGGCTGTGTTTCGTCCTGAATTATGAGAGTAGTCTCCTGCGGTGTTTCTGTTGTTTCTGCTGTCGGAGCGTTTACCGGTTCTTTTTTCTTGCTGCAAGATACCAGACTCACGGTAACGGTCACAACGAGCGCCAGAGCGGCGCCTGCTGCCAGTCTGGCAAGGAAAACCTCGCGGCGCCTATTGGCTTTTCTGCGTTTTCGTGCTATAATTTCTCTGTGATCTTTGAAATTATGGACGGGCTCAGGCGAGAGCACCGTCTCCTTCTTCGCGGTCACTTGGGGTGGACGTTCTGGGCGTCTGGCCCTTTTTATGTCCTCATGTGTTTGCATTGGTCTGTATGCCTCCTTTTGGTTCGTAGTTTCTCAGCTCGCAGAGGGCGAGCGTGAAGTCTTGGAAGGCGAGCTGCTTCACCAGATCGGCCACCAGCAAAACACGGTACCAGCCGGAGCGGTACGTCGCCGCGTCCTCTGGCTGCATTTCTGTGGCCCGCTCGAGCTTTCTGTCTGCATAAGACTCAGCCCGCTGCATTTCCTTGTCTGGGACCTCTTGGCCCAGTATCTCAAAAACCGCCTTGCGGCTGTATTCTTCGGCCATGTGTTGCGCGCCTCCTTTACTTTTTGTCGTTGTCTTTTCCACCTTTGTTGTTGTAGCTGATAATTACCAGCGTTACGCAAATAATCAGGGTAATAAGTACGCCGTTACTCACAAGATCCACCTCCATTCATAAGATCCGGCAGTCTGCACCCGAGCTTGTAAGACTGGGGCATGTATGTGATCTGTCTCAATTTCCGGCCGGTTATGCCGTACTTCGGGTTGTAGCCCAGAAGGTCGATGTAGTCCGTCAGGTCGTCCCGTTCTTCGCTCATTGCCTTAGTTACCTCATAGAGCGCCAGAACGTCGTCGATCGCTCTGTGGCTGTTCTGGACCTTATCAGCGAGACCGTAGTGCTCGATCGCGTTCGCCAGCTTGTGCGGGTATGCTGCGCGGTCCTTATATACCGTCAGGGAGTCGAGCGCCCGGAGTTTTGGAGCTTTCGGAACCATGCCGCAGCGTTTGAACATTTCCAAAACGAAAAGCAGGTCAAACTGGATATTGTGAGCCACCAGCAGCACCTCGCTGTCACTGTGGAGCATATTGCAGAAGATCCTGCAGGCTTCGCGGTAGTCGATCCCTTTATCTGCCAGCATGTCGTCGGTGATGTGAGTCAGCTCGACGATCTTCTCCGGTATCTTTTCGCCCGCTGGCAGCTTGCAAAAAGCGTCAATTTTGAGCTCTATGCCGTTTTCGGTGACGAGAGCAGCGGCCAGCTCGATGATCTGATCCTTTTCAGGATCGAGGCCGGTTGTCTCGGTATCGAAAAATACAATTTTCTTAAACTGCTGCAACAATTTCCTCACGCTCGAGCACCTCCTTCGCAACGAATAGCTTCTCGGTGGCTGCTATCGTCTTATTTTGGTTCATGGTGCGGGTTACGCTGTGGATCCACACCGGCACGAAGTCGTCAGGAGCTTCCTGCTCGCTGATTAGTACAATGTTGTCGTGACTCCAGAGCCGTGCGACTCTCCAGAAGTCCGCGTGGTCGAAAATTTCAACCGATTTATACTGCTTTGTGTTCTCGTAGGGTGGATCCATGTAAATGACGCACCCGGTCGGGTTCCATGCCCGGTAGTCCTTATGTAAGAAAATGACGTCCTTCAGCTTGTCCCGCTGCGCCTCGATGTTGCGCCGGCCCTCGTCCTGATAGTCTCGGAGCCCTCCGGTTGTTTGAGTCTTGCCAGAGTAGCCACCGTCGAAAAATCTGCCATTATACGAAGCCACAAAACCGACATAGCCTGCGTACCATTCCGGGTAGTCGTCGCGGTTGGCTCTGACTTTGGCGTATTCCTCGCGCTCAATGTAGCCCGGGAGCTCGCCGCCCGCCTGAATGTGCTGCATGAGGGCGATCAGGTACTTGTTGCAATCGCTGGCGATCCGCTGCGGGGCTTCGATCTTGTCGATTACATTGCAGCCGCCGCAGAATGGCTCGAGATAGGTCTCATAGCCGGAGCGCTCGATCTGTTCCTGAATGATCGGTACGATGTAGCGGGCGACTTTCGCCTTGCTTCCCATGTATTTCATAGGGCCGCTGCCTCCTTTCTTTGTTGTCTTTGTTTCTTCCAGTTTTGATAGTCTGCCATAACGGCAGGATCCTCGAACGCTCTCGACATTCCGCTGATTATGGTCCTGCAGAGCGCGTCGCTCTCATTTTCCGGGAGTGTATCGAGTTCGATGTTGATATTTTGTGGGGTTCTGGATCCCACGCTTTTGAGTGTTTTCATTGCCATAAAGTCGCTCCTTCCTCTGCTTGGTTTCGCACACCGGGCAGACGTACCCACTCGGAGGGATAACGGCCAGAGCGCTGATCTGCCAGTCCTTGCCGCATATGCAGCAGGTTGCTTGTCTCGCTTGTGAGTTCTTTCTTGCCATTAGGGGACCTCCTCGTCGTCGCTGGCCTCGGTGTCGTCCTGCTCCTCTGGGGTATCACACCCGAGAGAGTGGAGCAGCTTGCGGGCTCTGTCTCTTGCCATGCGCTTGATCTTGGTTCTGTACTTCTTACGGATCCGGCGCTTTTTGTGGTGTTCTGCCATGTACCACCAGTGGCGGTCATTGCACCAGATACGGTCCACCGCGTCGCGTACAACCTTCACAATTTTGCCGGCCAGCTCTTTGATCCAGTCGAACACCGGGGAGAGTGTGCGCTCTATGATTTCTTTGAGCTCCTCGAGCTTCTCGCTGAGCTGTCGAATATCGTCCGGGATCTGTATGCCGTCGTCTGGGGAGCAGTCTCTAAAATAATCAGGGATCGGCGGGGCGGTGAGACCTCGGCAAAGTTCCGCGGTAGTCATTCCGCTGCGGCTTGTGTTCCACATTACATTAAAGAGGGCCGTCTCAAAATCTGAGGAGTGGCTGCTTACGGTTCGCAGGATCCGATTGCGGGATTTCTTGCGGATCCGGGATTTTCTGCCATGCTCAGCGAAGTGGATCCACTTGCGCGGTATATAAGAAGGGTAGTAGTCTTTTCTTTTCATGTGTTGGCCTCCTATACCGCAGCCTGCTGACTCATTGCTGAGTAGAAAACTGTCGGCTCAATTCCGAGAACATTGCAAAGAGCAATAAGCTCGGACGCTGAAATAACTGCGTTCTGGTTGAATATTCTCATTAAGCGCTGGTACTCGATACCGGTCTTTTTTGATACGTTTCTGTAAGTGATACCCGTTTCGTTGATTTTGTCTTTCAGATACTTGGCAATGTATTCGTTCATGTTCTCACCTCCTTGGTTGAATATTTCAACCTTGAGCTTATTATACGGTTGAATTATTCGATTGTCAACACTTTTTGATTGAAATATTCAACTTTTTAATTGATCGGCGACTATTTCCATGTTATATTGGTATAGGAAGGAAGGAGGTGAACAGGACATGGCGAGCAAAGAGCTCGGGGGTAAATTGAGAGAATTACGAGACAGCAAGGGTTTTACCCAGCAGCAAGTCGCCGACGAGCTGGGCCTAAAGAATAAAAGCACTTTAGGTTCTTGGGAGATAGGAAAGTCGGAGCCGGACGCTTTTACATTTTTGAAATTGTGCAAGCTGTACGGCGTTGATAATATTCTCGGAGTATTTGGCGACGAAACGCCCACGCCTAAAAAGACCGACATACATTTGACCGATCAGGAGCGCGAGATCATACTGAGGTATAGAAAGAGCGACACGATCGACAAGCAAATCGTATTAAGGGCTTTAGGTATGGACGAAAAAGGGGACAACGAAAAAATGGCATAAATTACCACAAGAAACGCCCCCGAACTTCCCGAGAGGGAAATGTTATAAAACTTGATTTTACATAACCGACGCGGCCGGCCCAGAACTCCGGCCGATGATCGGTTACAATAAAAGCGAAGGAGGTCCTTATATATGGGAATGAGATTTAGAAAGAGTAAAAAGATCGCGCCGGGTGTTCGCCTGAACCTGAGCGCGAAGAGCGCAAGCATATCAATCGGCCCGAAGGGTTTCAAGAAAACATTCAGCACCAGCGGCCGGGTGACAACAACGGTAGGGATCCCGGGTACCGGGCTTTCCTACTCAACAAGCAAGAAAATGGGCCAGACTGCTGCCGGATCCACCTCTCAGGAGGCGCCTGCTGCCGTCGTGGTGGCCTCAAATAAAAACAAGTGGGTAACTCTTGCCCTTTGTGTGTTCCTCGGCTTCTTTGGGGCTCACCGCTTCTATGTCGGCAAGGTCGGCACCGGTGTCCTTTATATTTTCACCGTCGGCGGTCTGGGCTTCGGCTGGATCATTGACATGGTTATGATCTGTTGCAATAAATTCACCGACAGCACCGGTGCGGTGGTTGGTCTGAAGGTTGCCGAGTATACAAGACAGCCGGATCCCGATCTTGCAGAGGCTTCTCTGGAGGAGCAGCGGGAGGCAGCGGCCGAGACTGCCAGAGCTTACGGCTATACTGTAATAGAGTCAGGCGCTCAGGATAATGCCGGCAAGTAAAAACACGGCTCGAAAATATGCCGCAGGAGGTGGCTCGGATAATTCCTGCGGCGTAGAGCCATTACGGGCGGTCATATACGCAAGATATTCCAGCAGCGGCCAGCGTGAGGAGTCTATCGAGGGACAGCTCCGCGATTGCTACGAGTTCGCCAAAAAGCACGGCATTATTGTCATAGGCGAGTACATCGACAAGGCAATGACTGGACGAGTGGACCGGCGGCCAGACTTTCAAAGAATGATGAAGGACAGCGAGAAGGGCTGCTTTAATTGCGTTTTGCTCTGGAAAATGGACCGTTTTGCCCGGAACCGTTACGACTCAGCCATGTATAAATATAAGCTCAAAAAGAACGGGATCCGTATTTTCTACGCAAAAGAGACCATACCGGACGGCCCGGAGGGTATTATATTAGAGTCAGTAATGGAGGGCTACGCTGAGTATTACAGCGAAAACCTCGCCCAGAACGTGAAGCGCGGCAACTATGACAGCGCGCTGGAGCTCAAAACACTGGGAAAGACCTGCCTCGGGTTGAAAACCGGCCCAGACGGTCGCTATATGATAGATCAGGCCGAGGCCGCTATCGTTCGCAGGATCTTCGAGGAGTATGCCGAGGGTGAGCGCGCGAAGGATATATACGAGAGACTAAACTCAGAGGGCTACCGGACGAGCCGGGGCGGTAAATTCAACAAGAACAGCCTCCGGCGTATTCTATCGAATAAAAAATATATTGGTGTCTATGAGTATGAGGACATTTATGTCGAGAATGGGATCCCGGCCATAATTACCGATCGGGATCTATTTGAGAGGGTTCAGAAAATGCTAAAAATAAACCACGACGCACCGGCCAGAGGCAAGGCGCAAAATTTCCTGCTTACAACAAAATTGTTTTGCGGGCTTTGTGGTTCTCCGATGATAGGCGACGGCGGCACCAGCCACACCGGGAAAGCATACGCCTATTACTCATGTACGAAGCGCAAGCGCGGCCGGAGCTGCAAGAAGGAGTCGGTGCCTAAAGACTGGATCGAGGACCTTGTTGTCGGCGAGCTTGTCAAGATCGTACACAACGACGAACTGATCGAGCAGATTGCCGATCGCGTCATGGAGTACCAGAAAAGAGAAAAGGATCAGTCCGGCCTTCATGCGCTGGAGATCCGGCAGAAAGAAAACGAGAAAGCAATCAGCAACATGCTGGCAGCCATTGAAGCCGGCATAATTACCCCGAGTACAAAAACCCGGCTCATGGAGCTGGAGGCTGATCGCGCGGACATTGAAAAGGGAATAGCTCACGAGCTCTTAGCAGAGCCAGAGTTCGAGCGGGATCAAATTATCTACTTTTTAGAGAGGTTCCGCTCTGGAGATATAAACGACGAGGCGTACCGCATTATGTTGGTCGATACGTTCCTAAATTCCGTCTATTTATACGACGACGATCATCTGGTTTTAGTGATGAATTACTCAGGAGAGAATTGCAAGGTTGATCTCAAACTGGTGGAAGGCGCTGTCAGTGGTGACGGTTGCAAAGGTTCAGCTTTTGCGCCGTCAAGCGCACTCAATGGCGCGAAGCCGAACCCGGTGTACTTTTTCAAGAAAGTGTTCGCCGTGGTGGTAAACTTCGCGCGGAAATAGTGAAAAATAAAAGCGTCAGGGCTTAGGCTCTGGCGCTTTTGTTATGCCCGGTCGTCTCTCGATAGGGCTCGAGAAATAGAGCCTGCTCAGCTCGGCAGCTATCACCGTTCCTCTCTGGCCTCCTCGGCCGTGTGGCTATTGTTTACGGGTTGCACGGGACTGGCTGCGGCGCCTGCTGCCTTCTTGTCTCGTTTTAAGGTTTTCACATTAAAAACCAGCAAAACTTGTCAGCTATCACTCAGACCGGGCTTGATCTGTTCATTATGCGCACCCCTCTGAATTTTCACGGGCTTGGGACCGTCCTCGGCTTCATTAGTGCCCCGCATTGCTGCGGGTGTTATCTTTCCCCCATGTCTTTGTATATGAGGTCGGTTATGTATGAGTTTGTACTCTGGTAGCCTTTTGACTTGGCCCATGCTGCGATCCGGTCCTTGTCTCCGATCGGCACCGTGATCGGGATCCGGTCCTTGTTTTCCCGCTGCCATGCGTTCTTGTACTTGGTGTGGGCTGCTGCCAGTTCCTCCGGTGTCTTTGTCGCTTTTCTTGCCACTGTATCGCCTCCTTCAAAGTAATTTTATCATATCATGCACACGACAACAACCCGCTACGCTGGCAATATGTCGATGTAGTACGTTTTACAGACTCCTTTGTCGCATGAGTCGCAGATCTTCCAGTTTTTACACCGGAGCAGCTCAGGAACCTGCCAGAGGTAGCCCTCGAATATATCGACGCGGATCTTGTGCCCGGCTGTCAGATATATGCGATCGCGGTCTGTTTTGATGTTGAACTCCTTAAAAATTCGGTACTCTGTTTCTTTCGCTTTTCTGGTTCCTCTCATGGTCTGCCTCCTATTCCTCCACCTCGTAGCCGTTTTTCTTGGCCCAGTTTATAGCTCCGCGCTTTGTTTTCCAGTTATTCGGTGCATAGTGTAAAACATGGTTTTCGCTTACGCTTTTCAGTCCGTAATACTGAGAAGCGGTTCCTTCGTTGATTGTGTACGTTGTGACTTTCATGTGCTGCCTCCTTATTTTCTGCGGTTTTCCTTGTTTCTGATATTATAATACTATATCGTGCACAAGATAACAATACACACACTCACCAAACCTCTGCCGGAGCTTTTGTCTATCTTGCACAAGATATTAAAACAATAGAGAGCAGCGTCTAAAATGCCCCCAGAACGCAAAAAGGCGCCCACTCGATAAAATTACCGGGTGAGCGTCTTTGCGTCAATTCTGACCGTCTGTGGCTTATTCTGTGGCCGTTTCCGTGGCTTTTGCAGCCTTTACCTCAGCAGTAGCCTGAGCGACTGCCGTCTGGGCTACCGTAGCAGCTACCGAGGCGGCAGCGGTGGCAGCAGTAGTGGCGATCTGTGTCTGCTTTTCCTCAGTGGCAGCAGGCGCCGTTCTCTTATCCTCCCTGACGAGGGTTTCGATCGTAGAGGCGAGCCACTTGTCAAAATCTCCGTAAGCCTCAGCGATCACTCGCTTGGCTTCGTCGGTGATAAGAGCAGTAGCGGTGTCTTTTGCTTTCTGTAATGCCGTGAGCTGGGCCTCTTTGTCGAACTTGCCCTGCGCCTTTAATGTGTCGACATAGGTCTGGAAGGTTGTCTGTACGGCTTTCGTTACGGCGTCACTTGCGAGATCCACATACTTGCGGACAGTTGCGTCGTTAATGTTTGCCGTGATTTCCTGCGTCTTTTTTCTCAGCCATGCAACCGCGAAGCCTGAGAGAGCCAGCAGCAGAGGCAAAATAACCATTGACATGAGTGTGTTGAGAGTTTCCTGATCCATTCCGTTGCCCTCCTTATGCTAATTCAAGATCAGAGATTTTCACCCAGCTTGTGATCTCTTTCAAGAGGGCGCGATCTCCGTCGATTTTCTGTACTGTGTATTTTCTGGACTTCACCCAGCTCGGGATCGTCTGGCCGGTTGCGTACTTTGTGGCCGAGCTCTTTACCTTGACTGTTTTGCCCTCCGCAATAGAGCCAGAGGCGGCAGCAGTAGAGGCTCCCGCAATGTCTGAGGCATTTACCCAGCCGTAAACGGTCGATCCCGATCCATTGACTGCAATCAGGTGGTAAGGGTGCTTTGTACCCTCTGCGGTGTTTGTTACCTTTGCTTTTCCAGCCTTGCAGGAAGGACCGCTGGTGGCGTTCGCGCTTGTATAGTGCTTGGAACCGGTAAAGTTTACAATATCGCCCTTTGAGTATTTCAGGCCGCCGCCGTTGCCAGATCCAGATCCGGCGCCGGTTGCCTTGCTGCTGTACTTAGGCACGCCGTAGCCTCTAATATAGCGGCCGTTTACAGCAATTTCGCGATAGCTTACTGAGTCGCTCTTGTTTCCCTCGATAATCTTGATCGTGTTGCCTGATACGCTCACTACAATGCCGACATGCTCAGGCCAGCCGGTATCGTCGCCGACTCCGTTGTCGTCCCAGTCGTAAAAAATAACGTCGCCGGTGCTCGGTCTGTATGCGTCATTTTCTACCCATGCGCCGAGCTTCTGGAAAAGCTGGATCATCTGGCCGCAGCCGCACTCGGTCGGGATAATGTCAGTAAGTCCCGTTTTAATAGCCATAGCTGAGACAAAAGTCGCGCACCATGAGTCCGTATATTTTACGGCGTAGTTTCTGGCGAGGGGCTTGTGGCTATTGTAAAGATCAATAATTTTCTTGTGGCTGCCGTTGCTTTCCTTGCAGCCCAGATAGGAAACGGCTGCATTGACGTAGCTCTGTCTTAATTCTTTTTCTGTCATTATGGTGTACCTCCTTCATAGTTAGAGCCCGGATCATATTCTCCGGGCTCAGTGTTCTGCTTTTTAGATTGTTCTAACTCCTTTTGACGCCTGATAGTGTCGAGCTTGATCTCATTCTCGGCCTTAGCCTTCCAAAAATAAAAACCGGTAGCAGCAGAAAGCTCGGTAAATATTCCCGGTATGATGTAGGCGAGTGGCGAGGTGTCGCCAGTTCTCCACATGAGGGCAAAAGAAAAGACCACGATCACGACGGTGGCAGCAGCTACCGCTCGTAATATGGTCTTAGAAAATTCTTTTCTAGGTTTCCGCATTTGATCGCCTCCGATCCGTCTGTATGTTGTGCTCACGTTCGAGGTGTTCGTCAATGCGGTTGTGCGCGCTTTTGGCTGACTCATGGGCTCGGCCGGCTGTGTTACTAATTCCGGCGAGCTGGTTGCTGATCTCGTCGATCCGGCCCTCCAGTCGTTGCACGTCTCTGCTGAGCTGGCCCTCAATACGGCCGACGCTTTCCTTGATGTAGCGCAGGTCCGTTTCCAGAGCTCCGGCGGCTTTCCCGTCTGCTTTGGTTACTGACTGGCGCCCAAAATAGAAAGTAGCGACAGAGAGACAGAGCCCGGCCACCGTGATGAAAATGCTCAGATCTGTCATAGGATCCCTCCTTCCTCAAAAATGCCGGCGGCCTTCAGGCGTCCGATCATGTTGCCGGTCGCTTCCTCCAGTTGCTCGGTTTTTTCGTTCTGAGCCACGGCCTCATATTGCTCGAGTCTGGAGTGCAGCTCGGCGTTAATCTGGGCCATGTTGGAAATTATTGCGTTTTGCAATTCAATAATTTCGAGGTTACTCATTGTCTACCACCTGCCCTTCGGTGGTCTCGAGCGTCTCAATCGCTGCCTGCAGGTCATTGATCTGCTGACGATATTCAGCTCGCTGGGTGCGTGTCGGCTCGTACTCCTCGTCTGTGAGGGCGCCGTCGGCATGTTTCAGAGCCTTATAATCTGTCGCAGCGAGTAACTGCTGTAAGCCTCTGATTTCTGCCTCCATTTCTTCTCTGGTTCTCATGGTTGTGGTCCTCCTTTCCATTGATCTATAAACAGCCTATTAAATAGACGGTCCATGCTTTGCACGGTTCTGTATGCGTCCCGGTGCGACATGCTGCCACGCCATGAGGCGTAGGAGTGCCGAACCTCGTCGAAGGTCAGGACGTCAGAAGCTACGAGATCCGCCTGCTTTTTCAGCTTTCGGCGTTCTCTGGTGATACTGTCACGGCACGGCTTTTTGATGATCCGGCCGGTTTCTGTGATATAAAAATGAGTTTTCAAAAATGTAAACCCGTGTTTGAGGTCTACAATTTTTGTTTTCTTCTCATTGATAACTATGCCATATTCCGAGTATATCGCCCGGAGTTTTTCGAGACATTCCTCGAGGTATGCAATGCTATGGTGCAGCAGATAGGTGTCGTCCATATATCTGCCATAGCCTCGGATCCTGAGCACTTCCTTCGCGTAATGGTCCGCGCAGTTTGGAAGCATTACGGCATTGATCTGACTCGTTTCACTTCCCAGCCCGAGGCCCTTATCACCGAAGGCAGAAATAAAGCTCATTCCCAGAGCTATGACGCGTGGATCCGTGAAAATCTGCCGGTATATCTTAAAAAGCGGCTCATGCGCCACATTCCCGAAGTAGTCCGAGAAGTCAATCAGAAGTATGCCGCCTTCGCGTCCGTATTTCCTGAAATGTCTCCGCAAGTGAGCTGTCAGTCTGTTGGTCGCGAACTGGGTGCCTTTTCCTTGCTGGCTCGCCCCGTTGTCATAAATCAGGGAGCGGGTGAAAGTGGGGTATATGATGTTGGTGCAAAATGATTTTTGCACAACTCTCTCGGAAAAATGCACGCTTTTGATGTGCCTCAGCTTGCCGCGTTCGCATATATCAAAACAGATAAAGCCGCGGCGTATATCTTTTCCAGCAAGCAGCTCGGCGCGTGTTTTGGATATATTAAAAAGCAGCAAAGAGTTGTACCTCTGGACGCTGGCTTTCCAGTCGACGCCCTTCGAGGCTTCCCTTGCTGCTTCATACAGAGAGTTCAGTGAGGCCACGCGCTCAAAATCATCATATTTCCCGATTGTTTCCTGCCTCTTTTTCAGCCTTGCGGCTTTCCGTCTCTGGTATCGTTGTTCTCGTCTTTCTTCGCTTGTCACAATTTAACTCATTCCTTTGTTATTACCCAGCACGGCTGTCATGCGTTTAATTAGCCGCATAGTACAACGGGTATGAAACGCGGAGAACTCGCACAAACTCCGCGCCATGCAAGCAGCGTCCACCCGGTAGCGTCTGGGCTCTTATTTACGCCTTGACGGCGAGGGTTATTTGCTCCTTCCTTCCACTCTGGCACTGATTTCGATTTCTCTACTCTGTCTGGCATATAGGTGGAATCAGACCGGGACGTAAAGCTCGTTGCTGGCGTTCCAGTTGTTGGAGTTCCCGTTGTTGTTGACGTTCACGCAATTAGTCGAGTTGCCACTCCTGACAGAAGCGGTCCACCAGTTGCAGCGGCCGCGTGACACTTTTCAGCAAATAACCCGAGTTTATTATCTGGCTCTTATTTTGTCGTTTTTCCTCCAGCCTTTCAGGTCGTCGATCTCTTGACTCAATAAGCTCGTGATTTCTTCGAGGCTTGCGGCCGTGGCCGAAGGCACGCACCTGATAAGACGGGAGAGTTTTCTCTGTAATTGGTAGCCGTTCGCGATCGCCTTTTGGGCGTATGCCTTACGGCTCGCGAGATCCTGCTCATTCATGGCATAGATACTGTTCGCGGCGATTATGTTGTCGTTCAGCTCGTCAATTTTCTTGATAAGATCCTGACCGATCATAAAGCGCCACTTTTTAGGCACATACCTCTCATTCATAACATAGAGCGTTACAAGATCTTGAAGTTTCTCGGCGTTCGCAAGGACGTCGAACGGCGTCTTTTTACGGTTTCTGGTGTATACGTTACTCATTCTATGCCTCCAGTTACCCGGCTACACGAGGTAGCCGGATTTTGAAATTATGCCGCGGCTTACGCCTCGTCAATTCGGAAGCAGACCGGGACGTAAAGCCCGTAGCTGGCGTACCAGTTGTTGGAGTTCCCGTAGTTGCTGACG